GACGCAAGCGGCAAAAAGCAGCCTTCTTCTAGGAGACCTATGGCGCTCAGTCAAACAGCAGCAATCGCACAGACCAAGCTCATGCTCGGCTGGCGCGCGGCCGACGCAGACCGACTTGAGCGTCTTTACGGCTACGTCCGCAACAAGCAGCGCTTCCTGTGGCTGCCGGCCGCCGCTCCGCTGGAGGTGCGCGCCATCGCCAATATGTCGCGCGTCAACGTGCTCGGCCTCGTCGTCGATTCGGTCACGCAGTCCATGTACGTCGACGGCTACCGCGCCCCGAAGACGGAGGACGAGGCCCCGGCATGGAACATCTGGCAGCGCAACCGCTTGGACGCCCGTCAGATGGGCGTGCACCGTGCCGGCGTCAGCTACGACGTCTCTTACGTCACCGTGCTCCCGGGCGATCCAGTCGCGGTCATCCGTGGCGTATCGCCGCGGAACATGACCGCGGTCTACGGCGAAGACGACGACTGGCCCATGTGGGCGCTTGAGAAGCTGCACTCTGCCGTGAAGGGCCACACCCTGTACCGCCTCTTCGATGACACGGATGTGTACTACATGAGCGCCGATTCTGGCGACTCCGTCGAGTTCGTCTCGTCAGAGGTGCACGGCCTCGGCAAAGTCCCCGTGGTGCGCTTCCTCGCCAAAGACGACTTGGACGACGAGGTTACGAGCGCCCTCGAGGACTTGATCCCGATCCAGGACCAAATCAACTTGACGACATTCGGCCTGCTCGTCGTCCAGCACTTCGGCGCATTCCCGCAGAAGTGGATCGCCGGCTGGATGGCCGAAGACAGCGCCCCCAAAGGCGCGACTGAAGCTGAGGCGAAGGTGGCCGCAGACAAGGCCAGGGTGCAGGTCGCCGCGAACAGAATCCTCACCTTCGAGTCCCCAGATACGAAGCTTGGCGAGTTCGCGGCTGCCGACTTGTCCGGCTACATCGAGTCTCGGCGAGACAGCCTACGCAACCTCGCCGCAATTTCACAGACTCCGGCCCACGCCCTGCGCGGCGAGCTCGTCAACCTCTCGGCCGAGGCACTGGCCGCAGCCGAGCAGACTGAACGCCGCAAGGTCACTGAGTACGAGACGATGTTCGGCGAGTCGTGGGAGCAGGTGCTTGGGCTAGCGGCGGAAATCGAAAACGAGGAACCGGACCCCCTCAATCAGGTCCGCTGGAAGGATACCGAGGCCCGCGCCTTCGCCGCCACCGTCGACGCGCTCGGCAAGCTGGCCACGATGCTCCAGATCCCCGTGCAGGAGTTGTGGGAGAAGGTGCCCGGCGTGACGCAGGCCGACGTCGAGCGCTGGAAGTCCGCGGCCGCGCAGGGCGACTCGTTCGCGCAACTCACCTCGATGCTCGACAGGCAGGCGGGAGCGGAAGCCCCGGCGCCTGCCGCACCGGCGGTCATGCCCGGAACCCCAGTCGCCTAATGGCCCGCACGCCGGAGGGGAAGCTGCTCACCGACCTGCACCGCCGGCAGCAACTCGCGCTGCGTGCGTCCGTCGTGCGCGACGTGATGAGGCTCTGGCCGGCGTGGCAGCCGAGTAAGCCGGATTCCTACCAGGCCTTTGAACGCGCGTTGGTACTCCTGGTGCAGTCGCGCTCCGTCCAGTCGGCGGCGCTTGCGGCTCACTACTACGAGATGTTCCGCGCCGCCGAATCCCCCGTACACCAGGCTGTACGCACGGTGTCGCTGGCGGCCGTTCGGGACGAGGAAAAGATTCGCGCGGCGATCGGGGCCACCACGAGAGGCTCGGTGTACAAGTCGCTGGCGGCCGGACAGACATACGAGACGGTGATGCGTAACGCCCTCGTGAACGTATCGGGCGCCGTTTCGCGAGATGTACTAGCCGGCGGGCGCGACACGATATTCGCCGAGGAGCGTCGCGACCCAAGGACGACGGGTGTAGCGAGAATCACGGGCGCTGCTCCATGTGCATTCTGCGCAATGCTGGCGAGCCGTGGACCGGTCTACATGAGCGCGGAGTCTGCGGGCCAGATTGAGGGTCAGGAGATGGACTGGCACAACCTCTGCGGCTGCTCAATTGAGGTCGCATACGAGGGATACGAGTGGAATGCCAGATCACTCGCGCAACGGGAGCAATGGGACGCCAGCGATGGCACGCTCAATGGCTTCCGCCAGGACATGAACAAGACGCCCGACAAGCCAGCCTAAGACTTCGGCTGCCGTCACGGTGGCCACAACCCGACACGGGAGACATTCATCATGCCAGAAGACGAGAAGACGCCGAAGCCGGACGAGAAGCAAGACGATCCGCACGGCAAAGACGACGACGCCCCGCCCGACACGGACGGAGAGCACGACTACAAGGCCGGCGAGGCGAAGTGGCGGGCGATGTCCCGCAAACACGAGGCACAGGCCAAGACCAACGCCGACGCCGCCAAGAAGCTCGCCGACATGGAAGACGCCGACAAGTCCGAACTGCAGAAGGCGACCGACAGGGCCGCCGCTGCAGAGAAGCTGGCCGCCGGCTCGGAGGCCAGGGCCACGCGGTATGAGGTCGCCGCAGAGCTCGGCATCTATGCCAAGCACCTGAAGTACCTCACCGGGTCGACCAAGGAGGAGATCGAGGAGTCCGGCAAGGGCATCCTCGACGACTTCCCGGAGGCCTACGGTCAGTCCGGCACGGACGCCGACAAGAAGACGCCGACACGGCCGAAAGAGCGGCTGCGCTCGGGCGCGGTTCCAGATGAGGAGCCCGACGAGACGGACCCGCACAAACTGGCGGCATCCGTGCCGCGCCTCTAGGAGACACAAACCATGGCTAATGTTTTCATCAAGGCGACGAAGGTCGTCTCAACCGCGCTCGGCGTCCTCCAGCGCGAGACCGTCCTGCCGCAGCTCGTGTGGCGTGACGCTGCCGGCGACTTCGCCGGCGTCAAGGACGACACCATCACCATCCGCGTGCCGGCATACACACAGGCTCGCACCCGCGTGCTGCGCACTTCAGGCCCGCTCGTGATGGACGACCTGTCCGAGACCTCCGTCGACGTGAAGCTCGACACCGATGTCTACAAGGGCATCAACGTCACCGACGAGAACCTGACGCTGGACATCAGCGACTTTAGCGCCCAGATCCTCTCGCCGATCCTGCGTGCCGTCGTCATGGGCATCGAGGACGAACTCGCAGGCACCATCTCCGATGCGACCTACGCGCTCACCGGGGCTTTCAGCGAGGCGGCTCCGCTCCACAGCGTGCTCGATGCGCGCAGGAAGCTCAACGATTGCTACGTTCCGTCTTCGGGCCGCGCACTCGTGGTCGGTTCCCATATCGAGCAGATCATCCTCGAAGACCTCGCCAGCCGTCCCGTCGCCGCTCCGGCCGAGCAGAACGCGCTCACCGACGCGACGATCTCGACGAACTACGGCGGGTTCCACGTCGTGCTGGCCAACGGCATCGCCCCTGACGAGTGCTACGCCATCCACAAGACGGCGTTCGTCCTCTCCAGCCGTGCGCCTGTCGTGCCTGACGGTGCTACGTGGGGCGCGTCTCAGTCCGCCGGCGGCTTCGCGATCCGCGTCATCAAGGACTACGACCCGCTGTACGTCCGCGACCGCTGCATCGGCAGCTCGTGGATCGGCAGCGACGTGGTCAAGGATGTCGGCACCGTTGACGTCAACGGTCAGTTCAAGCCCCCTACCGTCGACCTTCCCGGCGCCCCGATCCTCGTCCGTGCCGTGAAGCTCACGCTCGGCGTCTAACCCACAACCCAAACAGCGCCGAGGCCGTGGGCTTTCTCAGTCACGGCCTCGGCGCACGCAATGCATTCACGGGAGGTGATCTATGAGATACCACGTCTACACCGAAGCACGGCACCCGACCGGGGCCGTCGCCGCCGGGCACTCCCTGACCGTCTACGACGACGCGGCCAGGACCATCGAATCGGACATCTATGCGGCGGCGTCCGGCGGCAGCCCGTTGGCGAATCCCTGCGTCGTGCCCGCGACCGGAATCGTCGACTTCTGGGCGACAGTGCCCGAACCCTACGTGGTAGCGAGCGGTGACGCGACGCCGAGGCCGCTGTCGATTGTGGTGGCGACCCCCGGTGACATCGGGGCACTAGGGCTTAATAGCAACGACGTAGTGACCGGCACGCCAACATTCGCCAACGCGATGTGCGTCGGCGCATTGCCCATTGCTTTTGCGAGTCCTGTCGCTACTAGGAGCGCGGGAGTAGGCTGCGACGCCACGTCCCTGTTCATCCAACTATTCGATACGGCACTCGGTGGGGCGTTCACCCCCGACCGTCTCAACGTCCAGACGACATCTCCGGGCCGGGTGCAAATGGGCTCCACAGCCTCGGCGAGCATGGACGACGCCGGAACGCCATTTTTCATGCTGGCCGCCGATAACGTCGACCCCAATGAGGACTGTTTCCATCTGGAGTTCCCCGACGGGCAGGTGGGGAGCGTCCTGAATATCCACCCCCGCGCCCTCCGCTTCCCGAGCCGTGTTGGGTTGGTCGATGACATTCTGGACCTCGACCCGGCCGGGAATCTGACCACCTCTGGGGGACTTACTGCTGGAGGCGACGTGCGGGCTGACGGGGACTTCGAGCCTGCGAAGAACAACGAGTCGCGAGTGGGCAGTGCGGCTCGCGCCTTCAAGACCGTGTATCTGAGTGATGGAGACGACACTTGGGCGCTCACCATTGACTCTTCCGGCGCCGTCACCACAGCAAAGCTCGTCGTCAACTACTGCATGTACCCAAGCTGCGAACTGGACTCGAACTCGGATGGGCTGGCTGACGGATGGACCCTAGACAACACGGATGTTGCCGGCACCCCCGTATGTTCCATCGTGGCCGCTCTCGGAGCCAATGGCTCATACGCGCAGCGCGTCCAGTACACCGGCGTATCTGGCGACACGAATCAAAACCTCTACATCCTCAGCTACGGCCCCGCCGGATCATTCGCCCCCGGCGACCCAGTGAGCGTGAGCCTTCTGGCAAAGGGTTCCGCAACAGGAGTGAAGGTCGAGTTGAGATGCCTTGCCCAGAACTGGGGCGGCGGCGCATTCGACGGGGACGGTAACCGGCATATCGACCTCACGGGAAGCGCCGTCCGCTACGAAGAGATAGGCGGCACCATGCCGGCCGGGACGACCTCCTGTACCACTTTTATTATGGTCTCCGGTATTTCAGAGGGCGACACGCTCGACATAACCATCGACGACATCCTGCCCGTGAAAGCGTCCACCGCCCCCGCCTACTTTGACGGTCGTTCGGAAGGTGCCGAGTGGGACGGTCCTGTCGACGCCAGTATCAGCGTGCAGGGGTGATGAGATGACCATCTACGTACCCACCGGCGAAGACGACATCGACGTTGTCATGAGCTTTGTCAGCTTCGACGAGTTCCAGGTCCGCTATGAAAACACCATCCCGGCAGCCGACGAAGAGCGGGTCGGCGCTCTCCTTGACGACGCCTGCGCCTTGGCAGCGGACATCACGGGGACCACATACGCAGTCGTCGACAACGTGGCGCCCGAAGTACCCGGGGCCATCACGGCGACGGTCTGCACAGTCGTGCGGCGCGCCTACGAGAACCCTCTGGGGCTCGGCGGGGAGACCATCGGCGACTACAGCTGGCGCGTGTCGGCGGGCAGCGATGCCGGCGTGTACTTCACCCCGACGGAGAAACAGACCATGCGCCTGGCCGCCGGAAAGTCGAGTGTCGGGACTCTGGAGCTTCAAGGCATGCTGCCGGCCGTCGATGCTGCCCAGTTCGTCACCGTCGCCGGGAGCAACGAGCCCGTTCCGTGGTTCGCCTACGAAGATTTGCTGTGAAGACGCTCCCCCGCAGCCTGCGCCGAGACTCGATAACGGTCGAGAAGCTTCTCGGCGAAGGCGGCGACGGAACCCTGTACGAAGACCCGCTCACCGTGCTCGGCAAGGTCTCCTACCAGCGCCAGTTGGTACGCGACGCAGCGGGCGCCGAGACCGTCTCCGAAGTCACCGCATACGT